TTCTAGCAAAGTCTGCCACATAATATCTCTGGCCTGACCCTGCGTAGGAGCAACGTAAAAAACCTTACCATCCTTTTCAGAAAGTGCGTTTACTATTAGCATCCAAGCAGCTAACCTACTCTTACCAGTTCGTCTACCAGCAGCTACTACCTTAAACCTAGCATTACTTTCGTATACCTTTTCTTGCCAAGGTAATAGCTTTATGTTTAACTCAGCCATGTAGTTGTGCCTCTAAAGCAGATACAAAATCTTTTACTCTACGTGGCGTTTGTTTATTCCAAGATGATAGTTCAGTACTACCCTCCTTCCTGTATTTTATTTCTTGAATAGCTCTACCCCATTTACCATTTTTCATGTGACTCCAAGCAGTAGGAAACTTTCTAGTCCAACCAGAACCTAGTTGGAAGTTTACACTTACAAGAGCAACCTTTAACTCTTCAACTTGTTTAGCTTTATCTAAGAATTTAATCTGTCTGTCAGTAGCATCCATTGCTTTTTCTGTATCTTTCTCGTACCAACGATATAAAATATCCTCTGGTATGTTTGTATCTAAAGGGTATAACTCTTGTTCTGATAACGATAATAGATGCCCTACTCCACCAGTAAGTTTACCAAGAGAATCTTTATATACATAATCCCTAAAGCCTTCAGCTAAAATAAGATGCCGTTTTACTTTATTGGCATAATCATTCTGCATCTATTATGTCACCCTCTATATCTTTTATCTCAGGAGAACCAATACCACTAATAGTAATATTAATACTAGACTTATCACTAGCCATTTTCTCTTTCTCAAAATGAGACAGAGGCATTAGCCTATCCATAACTAGTTTCCAAGCAGCAGCTTGGTTCTTATGCTCATCATCTAAAGCAGCATCTAATATAGTATCTAATACCCTTTTACTTTTAGGGGACGCAAGAAGCCTAGCCTTATACTCTTTAATAGCAGTAGCTTCTCCAGCAGGTCTACCTACTTTACCTTTACTAGTACTAACTTCACTTAGTCTTGGTCTACCCCTTTTCTTTTTAAGTTCAGGGGCAACATGTTTATAACTGGGATTGGTATTCTTTTTTTTCTTTGCTGGCATTATGTACCTTAATGTTATCCAGAAGGTTGTGGCAATATCTCCCGCCTTCTTAAAATTTTAAGATGAAAGAAGAAGAAGATGTAAGTTAAAATTAACTAACTAATAATTAATTCCTAACTTTAATTTTCTATAATAAGAAGTATTATATCATACTTTTTTTAATGTGTCAAGCCTTATTTTCAAGAGTATTATATAGGCCACTTTTAATTAAACTTTTACTTTAAAATTTTACTAGGTAAATCAATAAGATGCAAGGGTTCTTAATTTAACTTTTTTATGTAATTAGGCGGGTACTATAATACAAATAGCTGTCTGGCCTCCCCCCCGCCCCCTCCAGATGCGCATTCTTCTATATATAAGGAGTAGACGCACATAAAATTCTATATATATATAGCTTATCCACTTTCGATGGGGTGGGTGTGTGGTGGTAGGTACACTCACCAGCAAGGCCACCATATAAACCTAGTCGATGCCTTGGATATGTAGTCATAGCCTAGCTGTATCAACGGTTCATATTTATTTTACTCTGTAAGTCATTGATATTATTGAGGTATTCAAATTAGATTGGTTTATTTGCATTTAGGGGGTTGACAGTCTTATGGCTGGCTGGTTTAATAGTCCTCAAGTTATCTGATACAAGAACTTGTTGACGGGTAAATACTTAGACGGTCGAGGTGCATTGGCGCTTTAGTTGATTTAGTCCGAAGTTAAACGATAAGATAACTTACCTGCAATAGCAGGCGATAAAGCATCTATATAGAGCCAGTGTAATCTTGATGCTTATGACCCTATCCTCTGCAGACTACGATACTTCCGCTAGCGCAGCTATGTCTTATGAGTGCCTCTTAAGGGTTAAGACAGTTAAACGGTTAAGCTGGCGGGGTATTGTTAAACATATTAAAACTAGTATGTTTAATAATACTAACCAAGGAGTTTTAATATTATGTTGCATAAAAAAGTAGAGCTATACAAGGCTGGTTTAATATCAGCGGCAGAGCTTCAAAAAGCAATAGACTTTGAAAACATGGGCAGTGATACGAGATTCCTAACGATAGAGGACTTGATAAAATGAAACAATACGAAGATGCGATGAAGATTTATAATATCGGTATTAAATATTATAAGGACAAGAATAACTGTTCCGTGGTAGCCGTTGCCGTGACTACAGGTGTTGCCTATGGTGCTGCCTTCAAAGCTTTAGAAAAAGCTGGTAGGGTTCGAGGAAGGGGCGCAACCACTGGACAAATAAAAGAAGCTTTAGATTATTTAGGATACACAACGAGGGCAGTTGTAGAACAGTTTAAAACAGTCAGGACAGTGACAGATTATTTACCAAGCACTGGCAACTTTCTAGCGTACAGCCCGAGCCATGTTTTATCTATCCGTAACGGTAGGGTCATAGATTGGACTGAAGGCAGAAGGCACAGAGTTTATACAGCATCAGAAGTTATTAAGAAATAAAGTTTGCATTGTGAAACCTGCTAAGGTAAAGTAGGTTTTGCAATACAGATTTTAACAACCAAAAGGTAAAATTATGACTTATATGGAAATGTATGATGAGTTAAGAAAAGGGGGAAATGTTTTAGTAACATTAGAGGAACAGCAAGGGCTTTTTTCTTACTGCCTAAAAGCCAGCCAGACTGTTGATTGGAGACAAGACAAGTTCTGTGTTGATTGGAGACAAGAGAAAGTAGGTGATTTATATAGTATATGGAGCGCATAAAATGAAAACATTTATAAGTAACAGAGAAGCAATCGACCAACTCTCAGGCATGACATATTTTAGTTATAGTGCTTGTGAAATGATTATTAAACATTATGAGGTTACGGATGATGAATATTTATTCGACCCCACAGAAATTTCTGAGGGTTGGCATGAGTATACAGCCGAAGAGATAATGGAGGAGCATGGCGTGACACCCCGGGAATTGTGTGATAGTGTAGTACATTTTTACCCAGTAAAATCGGACATAGGCCGCACCTTTCTATTCACCTTTGGAGATTAACTAAGATGAGATTACACGAGCAAGTTAAGCATCAAAAGGAAGTTATTGAAGGCTATCAAATCGGTATTTCTGAAATAACGAGATACTTAGAATTAGACAAGTTTTCACAAGATATATACGTAAACAAAAACGACATTTTTTTAAGGCTGGACGAAATAAAACATTATATTTTAACCATTGAAGGGGCATCAAAATGAAGATTAAAACAATAGGCAGTAATATGAAAGAGCTAGAAACGGGTAAAGTTAGCATCATGTTCAGCTATGAAACACCAGTGGCAGGATGGGACGATGAAGGGGCATTTAAGACGGCTACACATTATTCAGCCACCACTACAAGGCATATTAATAAATACCTAGACGGAGCGCCAGCGAGAAGCGTAGAGCAGTCTTACATTAACAGTATAGCAACTAGCTAAGGTTATAGCGTGAAGCAAGTTATTAATTAGCTTGCTTTGCCATATAATTTTTTATAAACCACGGAGTAAACACAATGAACGATAAAAATATAGCCGAGTGGCTTAAAGCTAGGCCAGAAGTTGGCGTTTTAAACGGGGGCAAGTATTACGTCCACCTATACAAAGAAGGCAGCCCAACTATTTATAAAGAAATCGCAGTTTTTGACATGTACACTGGCAAACCAACGGAGCAAACACAATGCAAATTTTATTAGCTTTAGCAATTTTATTAGTAGTTATAGGTAGTGACCCACAAGATGAACAAGATTTAATACCCTCAACAAAATACGAAAGGTGCTTGATAATGTACGGAGAAACAAGAGAAGAGAACACCCAATGTAATTGGAACGGAACAAAATAAAAAAAATAAAGCTTGACAAGTTTTTGATAGCTGTTAAACTAAAAAAGAGAGAAAAGAAATATGATTGATAACGATTATACATATACTATTAATTTATATTTAGATAGCAAAAACAACAAAAGTATCAGCGACATTATGAAGGATGAAAACGTAAGTTTTGAAAAAGCACTAGACTTAATTCAACAAGGAAAGGATAGTTATTATGACCATTAAAAAAGATAATTCATATCATATGGAAAGACTAGAAAGTCAGTTAGATTACTTAGAAAAAAGGCACACTTTCGGAGTGCATGATGACGGAGAGGACAGCCTTAGACAGTTAGAAATACAGAAAAATGCAGTCAAAACCATGATACAATTAGAAATGATACAACAACAGGGGATTAAATAACATGAGTAAAATAAAAGCACTATACGAAGATACACTGGAAACAATGGAGACAAAGTACGGATACGGGTATACGTCAGACTACAAAGACGAGGCGCTAGTACGTATACTAGAAAGCTACGAGGCAGAGTCACTGTCTAGGGTGACAGATTTAGGATGGTCATCAGAAGATTAGAAAAAATGTTTAACTTTTTAATAAACTTTACTTCAACACATGCGTTTAAATTAGTATTACTCGCAGTGGAAATAATAACAATGTTAGCTATAATAGTTAACGTCATTCACCATTGGTGAGGGGGGACAACATGAACAGTCAGGGAACAGCAGCATATAAAATAGCTTGCCCAGAATGTGGCAGTAGGGACGGCAACCAAGTTTTCACGTATGAAGATAAAGAAGACGATAGTTATTGTTTTGCATGCTCTACGCTGTTCCCTTCTAATAACAAAAAGGAAACATTTGTAATGCCAGAACAAAACAAAAACTTTAATCCTAAAATGTTTGACACTAACCCAGCGTTAGCTTTAACCGATAGAGGTATTAGGAAAGAAGTAGTTGAGATATACGGCGTAAAGGTTGGACTTAATGAGTCAGATGGTAAAACAATAACGCATCACTATTACCCTGATCACAAAGACGGTAAGGTATCAGGCTTTGAAGTTAGAGAAGTAGATACTAAAAGCTTTAAAGGAGTAGGTGACCGAAAAGGAAGCCTTGATTTATGGGGGCAACACTTAGCAGGGAAGAACGGAAGCAACAAGTTGTTTATCACCGAGGGCAGGTGCGATGCCATGGCGCTTTATCAAGTTATAATAGACAACACGCCAGCTAAGTTTAAGTCTTACCTTCCATCAGTAGTTAGCTTAACACGAGGAGCTACTACAGGACTAAAGGATATAATAAACAACAGAGAATTTGTAGACACATACAAAGAAGTCATACTAGTATTAGACGGTGACGAGGCTGGACAGAAAGCAACAAAGGATATTCTAAAAGCGTTTAACAACTTCAAAGTAGCCAAGCTACCACTGAAAGATGCTAATGATATGCTGATCCAAGGTAGAGGCAAAGAGCTATACCAGAAAGCAGTATGGGATAGCACAGTAGTTAGACAAGGTGAGGTGTTAGATATTGAAGACTTCATTGACAAGGCACTGGAGCAACCTAAGATGGGGCTATCATTTCCTTGGCCTACAGTCACCAAGGCTTGCTTTGGAATTAGACCCAACACTATTCATATCGTAGGAGCAGCACCAAAGATAGGCAAGACTGACCACCAGCACCAACTAGTTACTCATCTTGTTTATCAAGAAGAGGTTAGCGTGGGTATGTTTGATTTAGAAAATTCACCAGCTAAAACAGCTAAGAAGTTAGCAGGAAAGAGAGACAAGGTAGACTACACTAGACCAGATGCGCAGTACGACACAGACAAGTTAAGAAGCACACTGTTAACTATGCAGGGTAAGGTTAGGTTCTACGATAGAAGTGCAAGCAGAGATTGGAATGACATCAGAATAGCTATAGAAGAAATGCACTTACTAGACGGTATTAATATATTTATCATAGACCCATTGACTGCACTAATTAGTAGATACGCATCAAGCGAGGCCAATGATAAACTCAACGAGATTATGACAGACATGGCAGACTTGGTACTAAAATACCCGATAACTATTTTCTGCTACAGTCACGTAAACCCTAAACCCAAGGGCAACAAGTCGCACGAGCAGGGCGGGAAGGTCTATTCACATGAGTTTACAGGCTCAAGGGCTATGGAGAAATGGGCGCATTATGGACACGGAATTAGCAGAGATAGGTCAGAGGATTGCCCACCAGAGAGAGAGAACATATCAGAATTTAGAATGTTATTTGACAGAGACTTCGGACAAGGGTATAGTTGTGATGTAATGTTTGACGAAAGAACAATAACTTATTTAGAGCCAAGGAGATACTAATGTCAGAAGAGTTTAACGAGTTCTGCAACTATGTATTGTACAGAGAAAATTTAGATGGAGGCGGCAGAGAGTTAGCCCCAGACTTTGAAAGGATTATCAGTGAGGAAAACAGGGTTTATGATAACTTATTAGAGGCTGGTTGTGGGGCAAGTTGGATCGGATTGTGGTTAAACGAGAGTGGACACTGTAATAACCTACACTTAATGGACATAAACCCAGAGGCTATAGAGGTAGTCAACGAAACAGTTAAGGGGTTTGAAAGAGTTACCACTTACGTATCAGATATGTTTAAGGCTATACCAGAAGATGTAAAGTTTGACTGTATAGTTACTAACCCTCCTAACTACTTTGATATACAATCAAGCCATTCAAAGTACGGGTATTTAAGTAACGACTTGAGGCCATCAGATAGAGGTTGGAAGTTCCACAAAGAGTTTTACAAACAAGCGAGTGATAGACTTGCACCCAATGGTGTTATATTTATATCAGAGATAAACATGTTTTCGGATACGGTAAGTTTTGATGGGGAGGTTTATGACAAAAGAAATAGGCCAGCCTTTGAAGACTTCAAGGACATGATAGAAGATAACAACTTAGAAATAAAAGATATAAGATATTTAGGTGACGTTTCAAAAAGATGCTATGTACCAATACATATACTAAAGGTAGGGAGGAAGTAAGATGGAACACATAATAGATATTGAATGTGATGGGCTTAACCCAACTAAGATACACTGTGCCATTGCTAATGGTACTACAGTATCTAAAAGTTTTTTTGAGTCCCTAACTAAAGATGATGTACTTATAGGCCACAACATAATCAGGTTTGACATACCAGTCCTAGAACGTCTACTAGATATTAAGATTAAAGCTAAGTTAATAGACACACTAGCACTTAGTTGGTACTTATACCCAGAAAGAAACAAGCATGGGCTAGCTGATTGGGGAGTGGACTTAGGAGTTCCTAAACCTAAGATAGATGATTGGGAGAACCTAACTCTGGAAGAGTACACACATAGGTGTAAGGAAGATGTAAAGATAAACACATTACTTTGGAAGAGACAACAGGTGTTCCTTAAAGAGCTGTACCCAGAAGGATACCAGCACCTACTAGACTACCTAAACTTTAAAATGCACTGTGCCATGCTACAAGAGAAGAACAAGTGGAAGCTAGACGTAGGTAAGGCAGAAGAGTTATTGTTTAAGCTAACTGAGAGCCAAGCACACGCAGTTGTTTCACTAGAAGGGGTGATGCCAAGGGTACAGACTTATAAGAAGGTGAGTAGACCTACAAAGCCATATAAGAAAGATGGCAGCTTATCAGTAACAGGTGAGAAGTGGACACAGTTGTGTAAAGATAACGATATTAATTTTGATAGTGATAAGGAGTACAGTGTACCTGCTGCACTTAAAGAACCTAAAGCAACATCACCAGTACAGGTTAAGGATTGGTTGTTCGGTTTAGGTTGGAGTCCTATGACATTTAAGTATGTTGAGGATGGGGTAGATCACAGAGGTATGCCACAGAAGAGAGCTATACCACAGATAAAGAAAGGAGATAACTTGTGCCCCAGTGTAGTCAAGATGATTAACAGCAAGCCTGAGATTAAACACCTTGAAGACTTTGGTATTGTTGCACACAGAAAGGGGCTAGTCACTGGTTTACTAAAGAACGTAGATGATAATGGTTTTGTTATCGCAGGTATACAAGGGCTGACTAATACACTTAGATTTAAACACGCAGTGTGTGTTAACATTCCTAGCCCACGTATGCCATACGGTACAGAGATAAGAAGTCTTTTAACTTCTTCATCTAACGAGCATGAGTTATGTGGTAGCGACATGAGCAGTTTAGAAGATAGAACCAAGCAACACTACATGATGCCCATTGACCCTGACTACGTAAAAGAAATGAACAAGGATGGGTTTGACCCACACTTAGACATTGCAGTGGAGGCTGGCTTCTTAACTCGTAAACAATCAGAGGCTTATAAGGCTGGTAACTTTAGTGTGTACAACAAAGCAGAGTTAACAGCACAAAGACACAAAGGAAAGACCACTAACTATGCCTCTACCTATGGGGCAGGAGCAGAGACTATAGCAAGAGGTGCTGATGCAACAGTAGCAGAAGGCAAGAGATTGCATACAGCATATTGGGAGCGCAACTGGAGTCTCAAGGCTATAGCAGACGAGCAGATAACTAAGACATTAAATAGAAACAACTGGTTGTATAACCCAGTCAGTAAAATATGGTATGTCTTAAGAAGCAAGAAGGATATATTCTCGACACTTAATCAAGGCACTGGTACTTATTGTTTTGATATGTGGTTAAAGGAAATGCTAAAGAAAGATGTTAAGTTCTTAGGTCAGTTCCATGACGAGATTATATTTGAAGTACCACTAGGCTATAGGGTAGGAGTTACTAAGTACCTGAAGTCTTGTGTAAGTGAGGTGAACAAAACGCTAAACTTAAATAGAGAGTTAGACGTAGATGTAGACTTTGGTTTTAATTATTCAGAGATACATTAATTGTTTGACAATACTAATAAGTTAGTATATACTGTAAATTCTTATAACAAGAAAGGAAAGAAACCATGAAAAAATTATTAACTGTAGTACTAGTAGCTTCAACATTTCTAATAACAGCATGTGGTGTTCAAGAAGATGAAGCAGTAGGAACAGCTAAACAAGTTAGCTTAGTTACAGCAGACTACCATGCAAAAATGGCAAGTGTTGAGGTCTTAAAAGAAGGAACTAAATAACATGGCTATTAAAAGATTAGCAGTAGCACCAGTAGGAACGGAGACAATAGACATACCCAACCTAGGGGCAGGTGAGCATGAAGGTAGGTTAAGGTATGTTGCAGACTTAGGTATGCAAGAACGTACACCTTTCCAAAAGGGTGATCCAGAACGCGCACCATGTCAGCAGTTATCTTTGGGTATTGAGATTGTTGGAGAGACTATTGAGGTAGACGGTAAGACATTACCTAGACTGTTATGGTCACCACCTTTTAACGTGTTCAATACTATGAGTGGCCTCGGAAAAGAGTTAAAGTTCTTCAAGGCTTTTGATTCTTCCGCTAAAGAAGACACTGTTGCAGATTGGGATTCAGTATTAAATGAACCTTGTAACGTAACAACTGTCTTAAATGAGGGGAAGGGTGCAAGTGCAGGAAGAACCTTTGACAACATCGTAGGTATCGCAGCTATCCCAGCTAAGTATAAGGCTGGTGTAGAGAAAGGTATAGTGACTGATGGTTGCACTGGTGATTGTGAAGATGATGATAACCCAGCACAGTCTAACATGTACGGACTACCTGATGTATTACATAGTAGACGTATCACTTCTTCTGTTACTAAGGTAGAGACAGTAGAAGAAATGTTAGAAGATGCCGAAGCTGTTCCATTCTAACATGGAGCTTCTGATAGATGGTGATGTAATAGTATACCGTATTGGTTTTGCTACGCAGCACAAGGACGAGGAGGGGGAGGTCGTGGCTGACCCCCTCGCCTATGCCTTACACAGTTGTAAGCAGTACCTAAATGGTATGATAAAAGATACTAAGGCAGATAGTTACAGGTTGTTTTTAACAGGCCAAAGTAATTTTAGAATATACATAGATGGAGAATACAAAGCTAACAGGAAGGATACAGCAAAGCCTGTACACTATCAGGCTATTAGGGATTATATGGCTAAGAGTTTTAAAGCAGAAATAGTACATCACATGGAAGCTGATGATGCTCTAGCACTTAATCAAACTAAAGACACAATGATAGCAAGCATAGACAAAGACCTGCTGATGGTAGCAGGAGAGCATTATAACTTTGTCAAGAAAGAGTACAAGACAGTAACACAAGAAGAAGGTACTCATTGGTTTTATATGCAGATGCTAATGGGAGATAAGGTTGATAACATTATTGGAATACGTGGTATCGGCCCGAAAAAAGCTGAAAAGATATTGGCTGAAAGTAAGGATTGGGATACTACTGTGGAAAGCTACTACAAAGATTTCTTTACAGAGGAAAACTGGTATCAACGTATGGTACAAAATACTCAGCTACTTTGGATGCTTCAAAAAAATGTGAAGATGCCAATGGATATAAGAGGTAACCTTTGCTATGAATACTTATAGAAGTAAGTTTGAAGAAAGACTTGCCAAAGATTTAATTAACTTTACTTATGAATGTACTACCCTCCTGTATAACAAACGGACTAATAGAAAGATGGAGTGTTTAGATTGTGGTAGCGCACACGTACTACAGAAAGCTAAGTACCTAACAGACTTTAGATTATCTAATGGTATATACATAGAAGCAAAGGGTTGGTTTAAGCCTAGTGATAGAACTAAGATGGAGTCAGTCATTAAGTGTAACCCTGATGTTGATATTAGAATGTTGTTTCAAAAAGATGGTTGGACTACTAAGAAAAAGATACAGAAGTATTCTGAGTGGTGTGATAAGCGTAAAATAAAATGGGCTGTTGGTAAAGTTCCTATTGAATGGGTGAGGGAGTAAACTATGAGTACAGAAACAGCTTGTTATAATTGCGGTGCAAGAAACCCAGACTTCACTACTGACGGATACTCTCGTAGTTGTAGTGAGTGTGACGTTAAAGGTACGGTACTTACAATAACGGAAATGTGTGACTACATGTTTGATTTAGACCTAAGAGGACACATAAACCACACTAAGTATGAAGACTTTATTGATGAAGACTTTGATAAGATAGACTTAGACTTTAGTGATGATGAACAAACACTAGCATACAACGATGCTTACAAAGACTATTTAGAAGAGGACGAGCTATGAAGATTTTAGTGATACCTGATACACAAGTTAAGAAAGGTGTACCGTTAAGTCACCTGCTACATGCTGGCAAGTACGCTGCTGCCATGAAGCCTGATGTTATCGTACACATAGGTGACCATTGGGATATGCCTAGCTTATCTTCTTATGATAAAGGCCGTAAGTCTTTTGAAGGTAGACGATACAACGATGATATAGAAGCTGGCAACAAGGGTATGAATTTGTTTATGCAACCTATCAGAAAAGAAATGAATAGGTTAAAGAGTAACAAGAAGAAACAGTGGAAGCCTCGTATGGTATTCACAATGGGAAACCATGAGAACCGTATTAACAGGGCAGTAGATGCAGATGCTATTCTTGAGGGTGTAATAGGAGAGAAAGACTTTGATCTTAAAGGTTGGGAAGTGTCTCCTTTTTTAGAACCTGTTATTATTAATGGTGTTGCTTTTGCTCATTACTTTTGCAGTGGCGTAATGGGTAGGCCAGTGTCTAGTGCTAGAGCCATGATAAATAAAAAGCACATGAGTTGTGTGATGGGACACGTACAAGATAGAGACATAGCATTTAGTAAGAGGGCAGATGGTACTGCAATTACTGGTATCTTTGGTGGTATCTTCTATCAACAAGATGAAGAGTACCTAACACCACAGACTAACGGGAGCTGGAAAGGTATATGGATGCTTAACGATGTACAAGATGGCAGCTTTGATGAAATGCCTGTTAGTCTTTCATACTTGGAGAAGAAGTATGGATAAGAGTTACAGTAGACATAACCTAACTATTGCTGTTAACTCTATCTTAACACACAGTGAAGTGATGGTTTATTGGGATGGAGAAGGATTCCAAGCAGTTGCTGATGATGGTACTTACCCATTAAATTCTATACACAGTACTAGGAACTTGCTTGGTAAGTACAACAGTTGGTCTACTACTAAAGATATACTTGATGATGCAGACTTTTTTATGAAACAACTTAATGAGGTTGTGTGGCCTGAAGAAGCAAGGATAGATGCCATAGGCCAGAATGGAAACACTGGAGAACATTATGAAAGATAAGCAGATAGGAGGCACTCACTACAAGCAGCACAAGATACAACCTTGGGACATTATAGACGAGTACAAGTTATCTTTTTATGAGGGTAACGCATTAAAGTATCTGCTTAGAAACAAAGGTAAAAGAAAAGAGGACTTACAAAAAGCTATTCACTACTTAGAAAAGATAGTAGGAGGTTTGTAATGGAAGACGATGATAATAGTAAGTTTAAGTTTAGTTATGTGCCAGCAGAGATAGACGAGTACGGTAACTTTGTTGTCTTTGGTTACCCCTTGATTGGAGGTTGGTTACCCAAGCTGGCTTTTGAAAGTGAAGTAATGTATGATGATGTGTTTGACCCAAAAGAAAAAAAGAAGTATAGTATATTTATAGCCGAGTGGTTCTTAGTAGGATACATGGTTGTATATAAAATAGAAACCACCAGTATGTTTGAGGAAAACAAAGATGATAACTGACACACAAGAAGCATACATAATAGAGTACCCACAAGCAGAGGTATTCGCAGAACAGCAGGAAGATATTTTCTGGACTGCTAAAGAGATAGGTATGGAAAAAGACCTACACGATTTACACAACAGCCTTACAGAAGCAGAGACACATGGAGTAGTCACAGTACTTAAGTTGTTTACTAAGTACGAGGTACACGTAGGCAATGAGTACTGGTTAGACTTTGTACGTAGGAAGTTCAAACGTCCTGAGATACAACGCATGGCATCTTTGTTCGGCATGTTTGAATTGAATGTCCATGCCCCATTTTATAATAAGATAAACGAGGTTCTTAACCTTAACACAGAAGAGTTCTATAACAGTTACATAGAAGACAAGACTTTGAAAGGGCGTATGGATTGGTTAGACAGTCAGTTCGATGGTGATGATACACTGTACTCTCTGGCTGTTGGTTCTATTGTAGAGGGTGCTGTACTCTATTCTAACTTTGCGTTCTTAAAACACTTCCAAGCGGAAGGTAAGAACAAGTTGGTTAACTTAACAGCAGGTATTAACTTCTCTGTACGTGACGAGAACTTACATAGTCTTGCTGGAGCATGGTTGTTTAACACCTTAAAGGAAGAGTCAGAGTTAGATATAATAGCTACAGATAGGTTAACTCAAAAAGTTAACAAGACTTGCAATAAGATACTAGAGCATGAGAGTAGAATTATTGACATGATATTTGAGAAGGGTGACATACGTGGTATAACAGAACACCAGATGAAACAGTTTATTAAAGCAAGATTAAACTTATGTCTTAGTCAAATAAACCTTGAACCTTTGTATGAAGTAGAGTATGATCCTATTAGTAAGTGGTTTTATAAGAATATAAATAGCGGTCAGTTACATGACTTCTTCCACAAGCAAGGTAATAATTATAATAGGGATCATAGCGAGGCTAAGTTTGTATGGTAAATAGTAACAAGTCAATATATCAAGACCTAAGTGACGAAAGAAAACAATTACAAAGCGTAGGTAAACTACCACAATGGTACTCAACTTCCGCATGGCAGTTACTAAAAGAAAAGTATACAACGGATAAGTACCCAGACTTATACTCAATCTATAAAAGAATAAGTAACGCAGCATCAAAGCACATGGATGATGAAGAACACTGGGACAAAGTATTCTTTAACTTATTATGGTCAGGGCATTTAGCATGTAGTACACCAGTGTTAGCTAACATGGGTACAACAAGAGGATGTCCTGTTAGTTGTTCAGGTAATTATGTAGGAGATAGTGTATATGAATTTTACGAGTCACAAAAAGAAACAGCGATACTTACAAAAAATGGCTTCGGAACTTCATCTTATCTTGGAGCAGTCAGAGGAAGAGGAGATTCTATCAGCTCGGGGGGTAATGCTTCTGGGGTACTGCCAGTACTTAGAGGCTATATCCAACTTAGCAGGGACGTTAGCCAAGGAAATACAAGACGAGGTGCGTGGGCTGGGTATATCGAAATAGACCATCCAGACTTCTGGGAAGTTGTAGCTTACATATTAAACAATCCTGATGATTGTAATGTAGGTTGGTTAGTATCAGATAAGTTTATACAAGAGCTAGAGAATGGCAACGAAGAGTCTATCAATCGTTACCAACGTGCATTAAAAACTAAGATGGTAACTGGTAAAGGTTACTTTGTATTTATTGATAGAGTTAACAGGGCAAACCCAGAGTCATATAAAAAACATGGCTTAACTGTTAAGGCTTCTAACTTATGTACTGAGATAACATTACCCTCTGACGAGTTCCATACCTTTACTTGTGTGTTAAGCTCTATGAACTTAGCTAAGTATGATGAATGGAAAGATACTGATGCAGTACAAAACGCTATAATATTCCTTGACTGTGTAGCAGAAGAGTTTATACAGATGGGTAGGGGTATCAAAGGCCTAGAGAAAGCAGTACGATTCACTGAGTCAGGCAGAGCATTAGGACTAGGTACGCTAGGCTTTCACAGTTACCTACAGCAGAACATGATTGACATAGAGTCTACAGAAGCTCACATGTTAAACAACACTATGTTCAAGGGCATACAGAAGGAGGCTAAGAAAGGCTCTCAGTGGCTTGCTAAGGTTAAAGGAGAACCTAAGTGGTGCAAGGGGGAAGGGGTACGCAACACGCACCTTCTAGCCATAGCTCCTAACAGTTCAAGTGCTTTGATATGTGGTGGTGTTAGTCAAGGTATTGAACCTGTATACAAGAACGTGTTTGTGCAGGGTACACCAGCAGGAGAGATTAACCGTATCAACCCTGTACTAGTAGACTTAATGAAAGTTAAAGGTGTATTTAACCATGATAACATTGATGCTATTATAAAAGATAACGGTTCAGTACAGTTAGTAGATTGGCTAACTGATGAAGAGAAGGTAGTATTTAAGACTGCCTTTGAGATTAACCAAGAGGTATTACTTAGGTTAGCTAGTGTTAGACAAAGACATATCTGTCAAGCACAATCTTTAAACCTGTTCTTTCCTGCTGAAGTATCAGAGGAAGAAGTTAGCAGGATACATAAGATAGCTTTCAAAGATAAGTATATTAAGTCCTTGTACTATGTACGTAGTGAAGCAGGGGTTCGTGGTTCAACAGGAGAATGTGTTGCTTGTGAGGGTTAAGTATGTGTGATTATGATATGAAGGTAATACAAGAGTGGATAGATAAAGCAAGTAGTTTAGATAGTGCTTACGAAAGGATAGCAATATCACAAGGGTTGGTTACTAGCCCATCCTTTAAAGAAAACTATATCAATCCTATATTTAAATACGAAGAAGACTGACAAAAGAAAGCCCCAAGGAATTTTCCAAGGGGCTTTTTTTTATCTTAAAGTTTTACTATCCTAGATAGGGGCGTAAGACTTTTCCTCTTCTGGCATAGCATAACCAAGACTGCTCATTAATTTTAGCAGCAATCTCTAACTCGCCTTCTGTAGCAAAGTCTCTATCCCATGTTGCTAATTTTTTCTTCATCATCATATGGTATAGAGGTGGAATTAACGCTACAGTAAACTCTGTAAAGTAACCCCAACGAGCGTTAGGTGAACCTACTTCATCTAATTCCCAGAAGTGAGTCTCGCCTCTGTCATGGTGGTCACCTTGTCTACCTATCTCTATAAAGAACCAGCTTGTAAACAAGTTGCTGTTATCCCATGAGTGGCGGTAGTCAATCGGTTGACCCTTCTCTCTAATAAGACCGTAGTGTTCCATGTAGTTTAACGCTTCTAACTCGAAGTTAGATATTGTTAATACTAAGAACATAACAGCTATACCTACAGCACCACCAGCGTATGTAAACAATAGCATTGTTGGTAGTGTCATTGCATACCCACGTATCCAACGGTTCTCTAAAGATATAAAGTTCTTGCCTAGTTTAGCCAAGCGAGTCTTTTCCATTCTGAACAAGAATTTTGATTGACCCATGTGTGACAACCAGAAATGTCTGTAGATAGAACGACCGCGTGGTGAAGTAGCAGGATCATCTTCATGTGCTAATTCTAGATGGTGGTTGTATACGTGAGCATACGCAAAGTGTGAAGAACCACTTAAACCCATCATCAAACGAGAAATAACAAAGCTGAAACCTTTAGTATGAGATAGCTCATGTCCGTAGATAATACCGATACCTGCAAAGATACCTGTAGACACTGCGGCTACTGCTAATTCAAGCCCTGTAATACCCATTGTTACTGGTACAATACCATACATAGTAGTTGTGATTGCAGTACCATCTACATACTGCATTACACGCCATGCTAGAGCAACTTGTAACAATGCGAATACTGGTAGCATCACGTACATTACTGTGTTCTGTAATGTGGGCATGCCCATTGTATCTCCATTATCATCGAAGCCAGCACCCGCTGGATGGAAGGGCATAGTAAGTGTGTCAAGAATAATACCTACACCAAATAGTGCAACACCTACCCATACAAACATGCCACCCATTATTATACTTGCTAGCGTTACCAAAATTAAAGTTGGTGCTAACCAGTACCGAATGTTGATCAATAATTTTTTCATGTGTAACCTCTTAAGGATTATTTACGTTTCTTTTTCTTAACTGTCATAGCTTTCTTAGCTGCTTTCTTACCCTTCAATGTATAAGGATAAGTCTTTCCATTTACCTTTGGCATCTTAAACCTCCTTTACTACCATTTGACCTTTGAAGACCAGTAAGCCGCACTCATCTTCCCCCTTGCAATGTTCTTAGCATGTCTAGCCTTGAACGATTTCTTTCTAGCTTTTTCTGCTGGACTAGTTGGATTTTTTCCAGCACCTCTAACACCTGCCTGACCAAATCTTATAGTCTTAGTTTTGTCTCCCACCTTGGCAACAACTACGTGGCTTTTAGTTGCATGGTTAGGCGTACCCTTGGGGATGTTATAACCAGATACTCCAGCGTTAGTTAACTTACTATCTTTTTTAGTAGCCATGTTTATCTCCTCTTGTACTCTCTTACAACTGAACTTTTCAAGGCTCTAGCTTTCCTAAGTCCATCGTATTCTTCTGGGTACATTCTTAAATAAGCAAGTTGATCTTCAAAATTTAATCGTTTAATAAGAAGTTCTCTTTCACTCAAGTCCATACGCTTTTCTTTTATACGACTTATAAATTCTCTTTTTAATTGTTTAGCAAGTCTAGGGTCATTTTTAAATATCCTAGATATTTCAGCGGTTATAAACTTCCTACTTTTATCTGTAAACATTTCATCATAGTTTTCAGCTACAGATTTTTTAGGATCTGTTTCCATTGGAAGGTATGTGTTCTTATCGACAGAAAGAATATCTTTTGTTTTAACACCAGCATCTTTCATTATTTTGAAAGCACTTTCTTGTGATTCACCAAGAGTAATAAGACTTTGATAATGAGTTCTTACTTTACTAAGGTTATCCTTTCTAATCCTATTAGCTTCTGCATAAGCAGATTGCATTTGTTGTGGTGTAGCATCCTCTGATTCTACTAAGCGATTATATTTTGACTGTACTTGTTGAGCGTTACTAGCACTTTCTCTAATAGCAAAGGTAGCACTTCTTTCAACATCAATTTTATTAAACCTTAGACCAGCTTGCCTAAGTACAAGATCCCCCATTTCATAATCAGGTTCTTTAGCATCCATAGTGTTAATAACTTTATCAAGCTCCCTAGCAAATCCCGGTTTAAAAGATTCAGAAATGAAAAAGTTAAGTTTATCTTTGGCTATTAGAATACCTTTGTCTTCATTAGAAATATTTGCACCAGAAGTAGTTCTACCACTTAACGCGCCTAATGCAGCCCGAATAGGAAATGCCCCTTCTCCTACAAAGTTATCTGACAATACAGAAGTAAGATTTTCTAAAGGTTTATCACTTACAGCAGCGTTAAAAGCCTCTGCTGCCATTGCATGTGGAGATATGTAAGACATGTTTAAATAAGACACGTTACCTTTAGAGTCTTTATTAAAGATTAAAGATTTATTTTTATCCCAATGAGGTACAAAAGTTTCTCTATATGCTTTCTCTTCTGCCTCAGTAACTCCTTCACTTTCATTCCAGTTTCTTCTAATAGCTTCACCACCAGCAATAATACCTACTGTTGCTGCTAATCTAGTAGCACCTTCAACTTGCATTTTACTTTTATTAAAACCTTTTGCTACATCTATTCCAATGTCTTTACCAAACGTACCTCTTACCATTTGTGTAGCAAACTTTGCATTGTTGTACACATTACGCATAAGTTCTGCTGTAAAAGATACAAACTGTGGCATCATACCGTAACGTGAAGCTGAACGTAGTGAGGTATTTAATTTATCATAGTTTTGAAAAGTGTCGTTTGTAAGTCTAGCTGCTGCTAATTTTAAGTCATCACCTTTTAAATGAGGAAAGACCGAGGAAAGAGTGTCTTGATTTGTTCTCCATACTGCGTACCTTGCTGCTGTATCAGTAACAGAATAAGCCTTACCAAAACCCCCAAAAACTTTCTTTACTTTATTACTCAAGTAACCATCATTTAATGTATTACTTCTAATATCAGAAGCTATTATGTTAGCATTAGATATACCATACTGAGCCATTTCTTCGACATCATCTAAGAATTGCTTTCTTCCTTTAGCAGTACCACCACTAATATATCTACCAACATTATCAAACTGACCAGCAGCTAGTTTTGCACCTTTAAAATACGAGCGTTTAAAAGGATTAATACCACTACCTAGCATAGTAATTACACCACCAAAATAGTTTACTGCATAAGACGGTGGGTTTAATACTACCTTAACAGCCTTTGATGCACCAATAGAAGCATCTAAAGCATCAAGAAGAGTAGTTACAAAACCATTACTTTTACCAGATTTTGTTTCATCATTTAGTTTTTCTAAAGCAAACTGAACTTCATTAGGTACATAAACATCAGGTGTTTCTATGTTATCTAGGTCTAACTTTTGATAAGACATGCTTTGAGGTATAGGGCTGTTTGAACCTTGTGGTACAGTAATAGCTAGACCTGCTTTTTGAAGACCATTAAGAGTTTGTATATCTTTTTGCGTTCTATAAACATTAGAACTAAGTTTAGTTAATGTACCTCTAACTCTTTCACCAGCATCAACTATCTCACCTAGGTATTTTCTTTGTGCAACACCTACATCTTTCATAGATTTAGATAAAGCAGAACCTGCTGATCCAGTAGCCCCTGCTCTATATTTAGCTGTTGTTGATCTATAACCTTCTAGTTTTTCTACTGCTAATTTTTTAGCTTCTATCTGTATTTTTTTATCTTTTAGTTTTTGCTTTGCAATAGAAAGTTTCTTTGGTTTACTACCACCCGCAAAACGACCTTTATCTCTTTTAACCTCAGCTTTTTGTGCCTTTCTAACAAGACTTGTTCTATAAGATTCTGTTAATTCTGCAAGAGCAGCAGGATATAATCTGTTATCAAACTCAAAAGAGTCATCAGTAAAAGCTTTATACTCTCTAGTTACATAACCTTTATTTTTAGATTTTTTAATCAACCTTAGTAGTTTAACTTGATCAGCACGCTTCATACTTTTAAAGGCTTTAGTCTCTAACTGCTCTATTAATTTTTCAGTTAGTTCTCCTTTTGTTTTATTAAAAGCATTTAGATCACCTTCTAAAGCTGTACCCTTAATACGAGGTGACAGTTCTCCCCCATCTAAAAAAGTATTAATATCTTTTTCTATAGAAGGATCTTTCTTTACTGCTGCTTGTATGCTACTAGCTAATCTTCCACCTTTTTCTTGTACTGATCTTAGACCAGCAGTGTTGTAGAATTTAGCTTCGTTTGCTTCTTGTCCTATTATTTTACTAGGACGAAAAGTTCTTACTGTCTTTTGCCACCATGATACATTATTACTATTAGCTTGTTCAAGAGTTTCTATTGCTTGTCTACTAGCAGTTTTCTGTACAGCAGCTTGATAAATTTTAGTAGCTTCTTCTTCTGACATTGCTGTACCTTCTCGTACTTCTCTTACAGCATCTTCTTGTGTCATTCTAGCAAGTGATTCGTCTACTTCATCAACAGATTTACCAGTTTGTTTGCTTATAGCTTTAGTTAGATTAGGAGCAGCAGCACCTAGCAAACCACCAAAGGTAGCACCACCTAGTCCATACAAAGCCATGTCTAAAGGATCAGCCATTTCACCATTATCAACAGCAGATATTATGTTAGCTTCTACAACACCAATAGCAGCACCACGTTTAGCTTCTTTAGCAGCACTACGTTTTATTAGCTCACCAGTAATTTTAGTAGAACCTGTAATTGGTTTAGCAGCACCACCAAACGGTATTAAGTTTGTGAGTCCTGCTGCAACCATTCTTCCGTAAGAAAGGTCTTCTCTTTTTTCTATTTGTTGGGATGTGTAACTACCTAATGCGCCACCAGCAAAGTTACCTATAATATATCCCGGCAAACCTGCTCTTGCTACAAACATAGAAGCTGCACCAGCTATACTAATCTCAGCACTAATACCTAAAGCTATATCTCCACCTGAAGGTGAAGTAGTATCCGATGGAGTATCAGTGCTAGCTGTATCTTCTTCTACCTCACCATCAAAACGAGCATAGTTATCCGTACCCTCTTCTGCTTTCCATAGCTGCCCGTCATCATCACGTATTAAAGTACTACTTATTCTTTCTGCCATGTTATTTCCTAGAATTTAATAAGTTAGTTTAGACTAAAGATTTTCTGAGAGCCATGTTTTAAAAGAGTCAAAGTTTGCTCTTTTGTTTCTTTCAGTAGTATCTGTTTGATTTAGTTCATCACTAGCTTTTGTTCTTATTGCTTCTAAGTCTTCTTTGTTTTTAACACCTTTTATATTATTTTTTTGTAAGTAGTTTTTTACTTGATTATCATCAGCTCGTTTTGAGCCAGAGTTCATCCTAGCTGCCCTTACAAACATGTCTTCTTCTTCTGGACTATTCTGTCCACCAGCCATAAGTTCTTCAGCAGATTTATAAGATGTTCCACTAGCATTATTAGTTGATGGTCTATTAGTATCACCACTACCTTCAGGAGCCTTACCTAAATTTTGAAGGCTTTTGTATTTTTCCGATGCTTCATCTGCTGTAGTCATGCCATTAGCCATCATCTGTCTTATGAAGCTCATTCTTTCTTTTTCTTTTGATTCGGTTTGTGCTAACCCTACATTTGTAAACTTCATGGCATCCCCATACTGCTTATTTTTATAAGCATGTTCTGCCATAGCATTAGGATCACTTAACATATCTCTAGTTATACCTTCTTTATATGACTGTCCATATACAGAATCTTGCATATCTTGTGGAAGCATACCTATTCTTTCTTCTGTGTAGGCTTGGTTTTGTGATATAGCTTCTTGCCTAATTGCATCACTGTAACCTCCACCTTCAGCCCCTGCATAACTTGAGTTTTCTATTCGTGGAGCATCAGCAGCATCTATAGCAGATTGTTCCATAGCAGCAGTATCATCTTGTGAGCTTCTTACTGCATCTAGGTTTTCACCGTCTTGACCACCTTCACCAAACTTTGCTTTTGCAAAAGAAGTAAATGCAGCCGCTACATCAAAGGCAGCTTTTTCTGAAGTTGCTGCTGCTGTGTTATCTCTTCTTTTATTTGAAGCTATTATACCCATAGTGTTTTTTCTAGTTGCTTCTTGTCTATCCCTTAGAATAGATTCAGCAGTTTGCATACCTAACATACCAGCCATTATTTTATTGCTCCATAGTTAACTCGTAGGAAACCATCAGTACCTTTTGATACAGCTTCAGGGAATACTAACATAGCTTCTTGAGCCATGACACCTACTGTTGGTTGTAAAGGATCTGCAAGTTCTTTACCTTTACTATTCCAAGTCCAAGTGTAGATATTTAAACCACTTGCATACTGACCAACCTTAGTAATATTTTCTTTTAAGTTAATATCACTCATTGCTACTGCCGCACCTGAGATTAAAGCACCTAGTATATTAGGTTTTTGTTCTGGTTTCTGCATGTTAGCAGCCATACCACCAGCCGCTGAAGCAGAAGCAGCACCCCTAGATTGTTCACCCTGAAGACCAAGAGACATAAGAGAAGCTTCTCTATCAGAGATTGCTTCGCCAAACCCAAGCATACCAGTAGCACCTTGTAATAAATTAGTGCTTTGTTGTTGTAGCTGTTCTTGGTTAGCTCCAAACATTCCAGCTTCCATATCAAATTGCTGTTGTTGCTCACCAAGTGCTTGTTCTCTTGAACCAACAGCTAAGTTTGCTAACGTCTGAGACTGCGCTCTACCAAGTCCATAAGCATCAGGGTTAACCATGCCACCTGCACCTGCACCTGCAGCATCACCAGCTATCATAAGACCCATACGACCACTACCAAACAAGTCATTCTTTAGCTGACTTCTTTGTTGTGCAAATTCAGGTTGTAGTAAAGCTGATTGTTGACTGAATATATCTTGTGTTCTGCTAGCTGTATCTCCAGTATCAAAACCAAATTGTGCAGCATCTCTTCCGTAAGATTCACCCATTTGTTCCATAAGACCACCTACACCAGCATAACCTTGGTTTTGAATACCAGTTAAAGTTGGGTTCATGTCTGTAGTAAACGAATTAGTTTCTTCATCCCAAGTTGTAGAGCCAGTACCCTGAGTTAAGTTATAGGCTTTAAACTCAGCGTTCTCTGCCATCTTAAGCGCTCTTGGATCAATCCTTGCAGCTTTTTGTCCTCCCTTACTCATTACTCTATCCCCTTAACTGGTAATTCATAGAATGTAAAACGGGACACAAACCCATCTTCTTTAAATATTTTTTCCCAACCACTTCTGCCATTCGATTCAATAATGTCACAGCCTGTTGTGTAGGCAAAACTCTGTATAGTTTTTAGCATATCTGCTTTCCATTTAATTAGTTCTTTACCACCAGTGAAGTCCATAGTAAGTGCCTTTGTTTGTGGATATAGTGTAGGAGATGCAATTACAAAACCAAACACTTCATCACCTTCATGTGCAATCCACAGAAAGCTGGTAGTACTATTAAGTATTTCGTTTCTAATATCTTGTGCTGTATACCTGCCGTAAGAATACTTGGCAGCACCCTCAAAATAATCCTTTAGTCTTGTCCAAAGAACATCTATACTTTCATTAGGGAATAATGTAATTTCCATGCTACGCTGTACGTTTCCACATGTATACAACTATGTATGGTTGTAAGTTTTTGTCAGTTGCATCCACACCAACCGCCACGTTAGTGATTGTAATATTAGCATTAGTTGCTATAACAGAACGGCCTTGATCAGGATCAGTGGCGGTTTGAAGGGCGTTACCACCACCAAAGGCTTCACCTCTAGTTTCAGATAAACCAGCAGAACCATTTATAGTACCACTAGTCTTATGAAAGTGGCCTGCATCAGTTAGTGAGTTTGCGTGATTATGGCTAGGAACAACAGCGTCTTTAGTACCACCTGTAGACCCAGCGTTATATCCAGTACCCTGCCCAAGTAATACTTGACCGCTACCGAAAGCAATCCAAGTACCAAAACCAAATAATATATTAGGGTTACTAGAATTAGTAGCGTTCATATAGACAGAACCTACAGGATACATACCTTGTAAAGCAGCGTTACCTGATAAGGCTTCTGCTGCAACAGCAGCTATTACATAACCTGTAGTAGCTAACTGTGTAGTATTAGTCCCAGTAGGTGCTGTAGTTGCAGTAGGCGTACCTGTTAAAAAAGCATTATTATAATCAGCCTTAGAATTTATAGCAGTTTGAATAGCATTAAACTCTGTATTTATTTCTGTACCATTAATAATCTTTAATGCGTTACCTGAGAGTAGCGAATCTTTTGCTGCAAAGTCTGTGGTTTTTGTATAATTACTCATGTCTTATATTTACCTTTAAATTATTTTTCCAAGTTTGACATATACATCTAATCTTTGTATGCTAAAAGCTGCACCATCAATAGTCGTTTCAAAGCCTGTTTGTAGTATAGTGCCACTACCAGAACCAGCGTTAATAACATTTACAATACCTACGCCCCCAGTATATTCTGCTATGTTATACTCTGATACTCCATAAAAAGAATTAGCCGCAGTGCCACCTATTGTAAAAGTATTAGTGTAGTAGTTTGTAGAGTAGTCGTAACCAATCTTTGAAATAACTACTTGGTTAGCAGGTGCTATTAAAGTAGTTGCAGTTTTCTTAACCATCTTTAAAGTGTTAGCAGAACCTAAATCAAAATAGTTTGAGAAATAGTTAAATGTATAACTTTCTCCATCATCTTGATAACCAAAGTATTCTGCTAAACCTTTTGTGCCAGCAAACAAAAGTTTTCTATCTTCTGTATCATAAACAAAACTAGCATGTGTAACATCGTTCCATTGAGTTACACGATAAGATCCATCCTCTAAAGGAGTTCTTGTGTCAAAACAATATACTGTTTTAGTAGTAGGAAAAAGAAGTAGGTAAAAAGCAAAGACAGGACAATAGACAGCTTCTATCTTAGATGTATTACTTTCATTTTCCACAAAGGTCATTAAATCATCACGTATATTTTTAGATACGTTATTTAAAGGTTGAGACTTTTCTTGTATTGTTCGTCCTAAAGACCTTACACCAGTAGCAGATAAAAACAAAACATCATCACCAACATTCTGTATAGTTTTAGGAGACAAGCAACCTATACCATCAATAGTTTCTACTAGTGTAATTGTTGTTACATCAAAACTACTAGTAAAATCATCTGTATCTTTAAATATCATTATAGAGTTTTTACAAAAAACTACTAAAACTCCGTTATGTGCAGCAAGACCTGTAATTACATCACTGTTCTTAGCAAACGTACCAACTATGTTTATAGAACCAGCAGAACCAGAACCCCACTTAGTACCATCTAATAAGTCAGAAAAATAAACAGTAGTTTTATTACCACCAACATCAGCAGCCCACAACCTACCGTAAGCCGAGATAGCTATGTTAGCTAATGGTGCTGTTCCGTCATTACCTGTAAAGGTATCTATACTTTTAAATTCACCAGCAGTGTTCTCATTAGTGTAGACTAAAGGTTTATAACCTAACTGGAAAAAGTAAGTTCTATCATTTAAAGTAGCTGCTGTCCAGCTGCCTGTCGAAACAGTGTTAGTAGTACTAGGTGTGATCTCAACAAGGTTTGTATAACCAGTGTGAAACTTAGTAGCGTTCCAAGAAAAATAAGTTTTAGTACCAGACAAATCTATAGATACGTGAGCGCCTAATAAGTTTACACCTACGTTAGCATCTGTTACCCCACCTTTCTGAGTTGTCCTGTATACCCAACCCTTACGTGCGCCTAACCTGCCGTACTTATCAATGATAGTATTGTCTGCTTGTAAAGCAAAACCATTATCTAGTGACACGCCAGAGTCTTGTGTGTTAAGACCATAAAATCCGGGAGCTGCTATAAATGATGTTTGTAATTGTTTAGCCATTTATATTCACCGTCCCTGAAGTTTCTTCAACAGTTAGAACACAACTAACACCAGCAATAGAAGACCTAGCTCTAATTATATCTCCTGTTTCTAACATAAGATAAGAACTGTTACTACTTAATTCTATATAATCTTGTGCTGCTATAGCTGTATTATTTAATATATTTGCATCAGAAGAACTATCAATTTGTAAATCAACAGAAACAATGTTAAGCGTACCTGAAGCATCTACAGCAGACTGTCCTCCAGATATAGTACCACCCGCACCGTTAGTACCAAAATTAGATACAACACCTGCAATATAAGGAACTGCTGGTACAAAATTACTAACAAGATTATTAGACAATACAGTGTATATTAATTTTGCCCTTGTGTTAGAGGGTACAGTGTATAGTACTGAAGCCGCATCAGATAAAGCATTTGTGGTTAGCTGTGCTTTAAGGACTGTCTTAGCCCTCATTAATCAACTCTCCAAACTAACTCTTCTGGATGCTTACCTGCATCTAATGCAATAGCATCTGACAATGCTGTTTGTCCTAACGCATAAGCTGTTGCAGGATTAAACCCACCATCCTCACCACGTTCTTCTACAACCATTGCATAGGCTAAAATTTCTATAGGTCTAGTGGGGATTAAGAATATTTCTGATTCACCAACTAGCTCTGGTGTTCTTTGTACCATGTTAAAGCGTAACGTATAAGCCTTATCAGGTATAGGGTATAAGTCTACTTGAGAGTCACCGTCTGGACTAACACCATTAAAACTGTAGTAGTAAGGAGAACCCTTTTCAGGAGAAGCATCGTTAAACATTTGATTGTATTCTGATGCGCTTTTGTAATGTAGGAAAGTACCATCAGTTACATTGATAGCATCTAACATAGTAAAGTTATTTTGACTGCCGTTTAATTCATAACCAAACGTACCATCTATGGTAGTAGCAGTTAACGTATTACGTAAACCAGACCAACTCCATGCTTCTTCTACAACTTGTTTTGCATCATTAACAAATATACCTACTAGTGCAGAGTAAGCGTTTTCATTAATAGAAGAGACTTCTCGTTCTCTTAAACGTCTAAGTATTTTATTTACTATTTGTAAGTAAGTCATATTAATTATTAATTCCTAAGAATGTTTTAGAGTATATCATATTTGAGAAGGTTTGTCAAGTCTTATTTACGCTATACTTTATTGTCCCAAAAGGCAGCTTCTCCAAAAGTCTTTACTACCCAGTACATCTTCAAGGCTCGTCTTCTCCTTAAAAATCTAAACCATTTATTATTATCGTCTATCTTTCTTACAAGGTTATTTAAGAAAACCCTGTCAGCATATTCTTTATCTTGTAGTGTTGTACCTCGACTGTACATATAGTCGTGTATATTACAAACGTCTGTTATATTCAAACCCCATATTGAGTCAGGGACTAGCCAGCCTCCTAAACCCTTTGACCCGCACCCATTACAACAGGCTTCCTTTTCAGAGGCAGAGAGAGCCTTGTAGCCAGCAGGTTCGTATAACTTAACCATCTGTTACTTGTCTACCTTATTATCTAGTTTGTCTACAATTCTAATTAGCATAGCTTTAATCTCTGCTATATCTAATTGATAATCATCACGCCTAACAAAAGTTGTAGGCACATATCGTTCTATTTCTTTAACATCTGATTGCAAAGATGTTATTGCTGACCACACTACTCTTAAATACCAACCAATAAAGACTGATAGTAAGCCAAGGCCAGCATTAAACAAAGACTGAAATTCCATTGTGTCACCTTAGATTGATTCAACTTCTTCTATATCTAAAGCATCTGCAACTAATGCTTCCCTTTCATTACCACTAGCTCTTAACTCTTCTACTTCTTTCCATTGAAGTTCGTAAGTAGTGACAACACCATCTGTTTTTTTAGCGTTTAGATACTCAGCCAAAAGATTACGCTGGCTTGTAGCATTACCTACAACCTCGATAATATTGGCAGCAGTCTGCGCATCAATCTCAGCTATCTTTAGGGCTTTAGCTTCTACAAGTTCTTCTGCTAAACGTAAAGCTGCTTCCGCTTCTAATCTTTCAGCTTCTAATTTATCGGCATTTTCTTTAAGCACTAACTCACCATCTACAAGCTCATAAGATGATGCGTTGTACTTGCTAAAAAAATTATCAGGTACTTGCATATCAAGCTGTTCAATATAGCTAGCTTTGACAATCTCACCGTCAACTATCTTTAGCCCCATCATGCGTTGGTCGCCCACTTGACCATGTGTTCGCCGTCACTACGCTCAACAACTATTCGATATTGAATACCGTAGCTTGTGGAGGCATTGCTAGATTGGTTAAAAATAAAAGTGGTGTCTTTTTCTAATGGAATGCCTAGCGAGTTTCGAGCAGCCGATGAGTGATTTGTAAGGTATGTAGTTGGCCCAACCATCATTTCATACACAGCGTAATACTCAAAACTACCACTGGTTATATTGCCTGCCTTGTCATTAAGCTGTCTCCAAACGGGAGCAAAAGTATCCGTAGCGCCAGCAGCAGATGTACCGTATGAGCCTTTAAACCTATAATGATTAGCTGCTGTGTCTTTGTACCTTTTGGCATAAACGTGAACCATACCATCTGAAGTGTATGATAAAGTTTCTAGGTCGGTATCCGAACCGTTTCCGGTAACCGTTTTCCAACCACTGTCGTAAAGTATAGGGCTAAGTCCTGCGACTGCTGCTGCTACTGCATCTGGTACTGTTGATACTAAACTCATGTTATGCTACTCCCTCTATTAAGACACCATCGGCGTATACTTTATGTGTGACTGCTCTTGCTTTAGATCCTGCAACTGTTGTGTGGATAGGGATATTAGCAAATGACGATCCGTTACCACCACTTGTGATTGATTGCCCATCAAAACCAACACTAGCTGCTGTAGCTGTTGCTGATGCACCCGTCATTGTATTCGCGTCTATCCAAATAAAAGCATTATTGTAAAAGAATAAACCTAGTCCGGGAGCGACTTCTAAGCCTAAGTTGCCATACTCAGTTGATGTATTTAGGTCTGCGCAAGTAATTTGAGTAACAACCTCTGTTGATAAATTAATAACATAGGCTCTGTTAACAGCATTTCCGCCTACTTCAATAAGGTAAAACACCCCATCAGCACCTTTAGTTGTTATAGCACCAGCACTATAAGTACCAACATTAAGCAGCGAATTAGAAATACTTGTGGTAGCCCCTGTTGTAACATTAGTTTTGTATACTACAGTTGCTGGCCCGTTGACTTTAGAGTAAACAAAACCATCAGCATAAAGCACAAAAGATGATTGGTTACCTGCCGATTGTCCAGCAAAGCTCACATCAGTTGTTATATTTATCGCAGTATCAGTACCTATTGCTACCCTGCCCAACGTAGTATTAGCTGACTGATGTTTAAAATAAAAATATGTTCCGTCAGTACAGCCTCCATGAACCCCACTAGGTATGTTACTGTAAGATGAAGGGGTAGCTGTAGATCCATCTTCGTTAAAAACATACATATCTCCACTAAACACTCTGGCATACTGTTTAGTTCCATCAGCATTTATCCAACCAAAAGCTGAATTTGCACTAGTAGTTGTAGCACCGCCACTATTGCTATCAGCAAAAGTACCTAGTGTTGCGAATGTAGTTGCAGTTGACCCCCTACTTGCTGTTGTTGTATCAGCAAATTTTATTATTGTTGATCGATCAATAGAAAAATATCTAGCATCTTGGTATCCAGTTCCGGGAATGTCTGCTCCAGTATCAAATGTAAGGTTTACTGTGCTACTCACATCTACAATCTGACTACCGCTAAGATTGTCAGAATTTTTAACAGTTTTTGCTGTTGTCTTTGGCGTGGTTAAATTAGCATTACCGTTGGTAAGCGTTGCCGTAACAGGGTATTCTGGGTCGGTAGCCTCGTAGCTTATAGTTTTTAAGACAGCTTGCTCACTTGAGCTTGTTGTTTTGATAGCAACATTAGTTATTGCTGAACTTGATACAGTGCTTGCAGTGTTTACAAACACCTTTAATTTTTCAGTTGCCATTTTATTTAATTCCTTAGATGTAAGCCATTATACTAGCTTGAGTTAAACCACCAGCAGATACTTGTGCTTTACCATCGTATCTAATGCGAGACAGTCTGTAATGAGTTGTACTAATTGCTTTAACAATTATCTGGTCGTTAGCTGCGCAAGTGATAGTATCACCAGAATTGACACCATCAATTAAAAAGTAAGTACCCGCAGTAAAACTACACGCACCTGCACACATTAATGTTCTTTCTATACCTGCTTTTGGAGCATTAGGGAAAGCAGTAGTAGTTACCGTTCCTGTCCAATCTATCTGGTTTCCTGCACCTGTCCAGATGTCAGCCGTAGTCGCATGAGATGCAACAGTTATTCGTGATAAGTTTAATGCACCTGTTAGGTTTAATGCCCCTGTTAGGTTTAATGCCCCTGTAAGTACTTTATCATTAAGGTCTAAGTTACCACCTAGTTGTGGGCTTGTATCAGAAGATAAAGAAGTAATACCATCTTGTAGTATTACCCAAGCTGCTCCACTATAAACTTTTAATTTGTTTGTTGTTGTATTGAAATACGCTGAACCTGCTGTCAGGCTATTTCCATCATTATCTACAACAGGATCGGTAGACTTAGCACCTAGCCATATATCATCAAAACTATCTAGTGCTAGTTCTGCTGCTGTCTGAGCAGCCTGTGCTGCTGTTAAACTATTACCTGCTGTAGTAGCACTACTAGCTGAAGCTGTAGCACTTGTAGCTGCCGCTGCTGCTGAGATAACAGCTTCCGCTGCCCTAGCTGCTGCCGTAGCTTCTGAGGTTTGAGCTAATGCTCTGTCTGCTGCTGTTTGTTGAGCTAAACCTGATACAAGGTTAACTGAAGCATCACTACTAGCATCTCCCGGCCCTCCAATTCCTCTGTATATACTCAAAGCAAAATCCTTTATTTAATAAAAATAAAAGGTAAGGGGGGACGAACCCCCCAAACCCTCTTTAAAATTTTACTACTACGCTGGGACAGCTATACTTAAAGCTGACTCAGGACGTAATACTTGTACACCGTAAAGTGTATCAGCAGTAAACAAGTCACCCAACCACTCTTGTTTGTACTGTGATTGTGAACGGACACCCATTTGTTCAACAAGAACTAGAGCATCTTTATGACCAATCATAGCACCAACAGTGTCAACAGCAGATGCACTGTTATCACCAGCAGTTTCAACTACAGGGCAGTTAGAAGATACATAAACATCAATACCGTATAAAGAACCGATTTGACCATTCATTACACCACGACCATCAACAAAGTCACTACTTGTGTAGCGATCAATACCCATGATTGTTTGACGTACTGAAGGTGGTACAATAATGAAACGGTTGTCCATTGGAGTATCAGCATCATCTAATTGTTTAACAGCCATACGGAAAGCAAGATCCGTAAATACATCTGTTGCAGCTACAGTATCAACTGCGTAAGCAGCAAGACCGTTAGCAGCATCAATGTAGAAGCTGTTACTATGTACATAGTCAGAACCAGAACCGTTATCATCACCTAGTTTTTTACCTAGAGCAAAGAGATCAGTATCTACTTGACGAGCTAGAGCGTGACCAGCATCATCTGTGTAAAACTTACGCATAGAAGCTAGAGCTTGTACATCTGTAATGTCTTCAATCATACGAGAGTACTCGTAATGTTTGTCAACAGTAACTTGCACTTCGTTTTCAGTAGCAGCAATCAAGGTTACTTGAGTTGAAGCTGCCTTAGCAGAAGCAGAACCACGAGTAGGTTTAGGGATATGAAGTGTATCACCCTTCTTACCTTTCATTGGCATTGTGTTAACTAAGTTCGCAAGAACCAAGTTTGATTTGTAGGCCGCAACAATTTCATCACTCCAAATTTCTGGAATGAATTTAGCTGCGGTTGCGTTGGTTACGTGTGCTGTTCCTAAAGCCATTTTTTATATTACCTTTCTAATTTAAGTTAAGCCCTAACACGACCTTCTTCATAAGCTATTAATAATTCATCAGCTAGTTGTTGGTATCGTTTAGGATCATTTTGCATCAAGTTCATAATTTCAGAGCGCCTGTAAATCTTCTTAGATTTTGACTCACCTGTACCTTTAGCTGATCCAGTAGAAGCAGCCTTACGCTGTTGTCCTCTATCCTTATTAGCAATCTCTTTTGTTTGTGAAGCCACCTGTAATTTTTCCTTCCAATTTGTAAGGAGTTCATCAGCGGCATCAAAGTCAAACTTAGAATCTGCTCTAACTAATAGTTCAGTACGTACCTTAGAGGCTTTTATCCATTCTTGGAAAGGCTCACTTTGAGCAGTTGCCATAAAATCTGGATGGACACTATTAAGTTTCCCTATAGCTTCCTGTTTTAATAGTTCTTGTTTCAACTGTTTTATTTCCTGAATATCAGGATTAGCCGAGATAGTTCTATTTATAGACTCTTGAGGTTTGTCAAAAAAATCAATCTCTTCTTCGGGTTCATTCGCTCCTTGGGCGTTACTGTTGAGGTTTGTTTTAACAAAATCATCTACAAGTTTCCGCAGTTCCCCAACTTCAGAGCTTTGTCTACCCACTAGTTTTTCAGCTTCCGAGTGCATCTGAACAATTTCAGTTACGCTCTTGCCTCTATACTTTTCAGGTAGTTCTTCCTCTTCTGCTACGTTACCATCAGCTTCTACTTCTTCACTTAGGCTATCCTCTTCAGGTTCTAAGCTATTAAAGGTTTCTAGCTGTTCATCTTCTTGCAAAGACTCTTCGTTAAATTCCTCTGGTTCTTCTACAAATGTTGCCATTTTATTATAAACTCCGTACTTAAAAAAGTATTGTGGATTAAGGGTTAATGTTTTCTAGCGGCTTTGCTGTGATCTCTAGCCCATTTCATAGTTGCCCCAGGAAAATCCCCAGATACAGCATCTAATACAGAGGTCACAGGCGAAATTATCCGCTTGGCTTTACTATCACACTCTGTACACTTTGTTTCCTTCTCTTCGGAATCAATGAAGTGTTCAGTTATGTGACCATCGGGACACTTAAAATCAAACAGTCTACGTGTCATAATCAGGCGTGTTCTCTTGAATGATTATAGAATCGTAAGCTGCTTGTACAGTGTCTTCCATGTTTAATAAAGTATTCAAAATAAAAATTTGCCCTTGCGTTTGAAACAAGTGCCTTTCATTTTCAATACCTTCTATCTCAAAATTATTCTTATCTATCTCTACTTGCTTTATAAGTTGACTCCACCCTTCGGTATTAAATAAGTCAAAGTAAGTTTCGTAGTACTTCTGATCTTCTGGTGTCATACATTCTCCTAATTAGGTGTTGACATTTTTTATACAATATGTTATAGTTCTTTCAACTATGACGCGAGTATACCACACTAATATACTTTTGTCAAGTATTATTTTTTATTTATTTTCTTAGCTGGTGGAGTACACTTACAACTTGGTTCTCCTTCTAGTTTAACAAGTCTTTTTTCTATGCTTGCTAAGATAGTGTTTATCTCTATTAGGACACCATCTAACTCTTGCTTACTAACCATTTTTATTTCCCATTTGTAGTTTAACAATATTTTCTTTAGTGTCTAACTCTTGTTGTTTTAGGCTTAACTCTGCCATAGCAAGAGCTTGTTGGAACTCGTCAGCGGGTAAAGTCTTAGCAATAGCAGCTATACGATCTGTTTCTTCTGCAACAGGAAGTAACTGAGTTTCAACTTGGTTCTGCATTACACGACTTTGTATCTCAGCAGCTTCTAACTTCATTTTTTCTAGGTTTACTTTAGCCATTTCTAACTCAAACTGTTTACGCAGTTGTTGTTCTTGCATTGCAGCTTGTTGTTCTTGTGGGCTAGGTGGTTGGTTAGCTTGTTTAATAGTAGATATAATTTCTTCTCTACGAGATAAGTTCATAGACTCTACAATAGACTCAACAAGTATACTGTACATAGGACTTTCTGCTGGCATTGTTTGTAGAAGCTGTACTAGTTGTGTTACTTCATACTCACGAGCAATGATACCTAAAGAACTAGAAGCAACAAACTTGTGGTCTTGAGCTTTGTATAGTTCAGGATCAAACTGCATGTACCTGTGCATTGCTTTCTCAACAAAAGGTATTAAGAAAGTATCTTGGAAGTTTAACAATGTACGCTTGTGTCGTTTAATAATAGCACCAAGAGACATAGACATGCCAGCAGCAGTACCATCAGGACTCATAGGACTTGTATTATCTACAGCACCAGTAGCTTGCTGCACCATTGTTTGTAATTGAGTACCTTGAGAGAATGTAATATTATCTACAGCACCAAACTTAAACGGTTGTAGGATCTCAGAAGGGTTACCATTAGTTAGTAAAGTTTTTCCGGGAGCTATTGATAGTTGTGAACCACGAGGCATACGAGAAGCATCTACTGCCATCATAGGATGTACTGTTAGTGCTAAAGCATCTATACGTGCGCGTAGCTCCGTGTCTAATGCTTTCTGACTGTTATACCCCTTCTCACATATTCCACGACCCCAGAAGCGACTAGGGACGTTATCCCATTTAAAGGCTACAATAGGTCTGTCTTCCATCATATACGGATTTGCTACAACTTTTAGTAGAGTTGTTTCATTAGCAATTATAACTATAGCTTCTACATAAGAAGAATCTGTATCTTCTTTACTACCGTAAGGATTAAGAGCAACAGCAATTTCATCTTCTTGTAAGTCTTCGTCTTCTGCATCTTCAAATAAAGTTCTAGGAACTAAGCCATAGTATTTAGTTAGTCGAACTCTATCATCTGTTTCGTATGTCATTTCTTGGTCAGGCTCTAACTCTGAATCTGACTCTACAGTACCAACCTCAACATCACGATAAATACCTTTTTCAATATCCATTTCTACTTGGTGTTTAGGTACGTACATATCTACTGCACAACCTAGAGCTTCTTCTATGCTAGTAGCTAGAGGATCAATAAGAAAGTTTTGTGGCATGATAGGACGTAGCTTAACTAAAAATCTATTTCTTTCTAGTACACCACCAGCTTGCATACCTTCAGGTGTTTGTTGTGTGTGTGGGATATGTTCTTTAGTTTCTTCTAAGTATACTTCACCAATACCTGTACCAAACACAGCAGCATTAAGCAAACACTCTGATATAGAAGAACGTGCTTTACCAAACTGCATGTCTTCATCAAGTTGTTTTCTGGTAAACTCTATATCAGCAGAACCATTTTGGTCTTGAACATCATCTCTAATGTCAAACCAACGCCCTCTACCGAAAGTAGCTTCCTCTACTTCTGCTACACTAGACTCTACTGCTTGTTGTAGTGCAGGTGTAATGATGCGACTACGTTCAGTATCTCGCATACTATCTTCTTTAGCCCAGATACCACGCCATAGCCTGTAGTATTCATCATGGCTAGTACGATAGTTATTATTGTAGTTGTCTCTCCAACCATCACACTTATCTATAACCCATTGCTCTAGCTTTTGTCCAGAGTATATATTATCGTTTGTTTCATTTTCCATTATTAGTAACCTGCTATTGGATCAATAAATGTAAACTCGTTATCATCTTCAAAATCAAAACTATAAGCTACTATAGCTAGTTGATCTATGTATGCCAACGAATCAATTAAGTCATCATGTACTAAAGGGTTAGGGAACTGGAACAATTCATCTAAGAACTCTGCGTTCCAATCTCCTACCCCTAGTGTTATCACACCCTGCTCGAATCTGCCCTGTAGTCCCCAGATTACCCTGTCTATCTTACGTTTGTTACCGTGAGTTAACTCTTCTAAACGAAAAAACTTCTGTCTTGACTTCTGTAAGTCCATCAGGTACGGAAGCACCGCGTTTTTCAACGCGCCCTTTTCTATACCCACTGCAATAGGCTCATACTTAGCAACCACGTTAAAAATCTTCTGTGCAGTTTTCTTTATATCCCACCTACCGTAGACAATATCCTCTACGAACCACCCATCTTCATTAACTTTTACTACACTAATAGCAGTCTGATCTAATTTTTTACTTTTAGATGTAGTTGCTTTGGCAACATCTGCAAAACCTGCTAAATCTATGGCGATATAGTACTCACCTATAGCTGGTGGTTCATCTGCAAACTTAACCCACTCTTCTTTAAAGATTTCACTACCCATAGCCTCAAAAGAAGCCATAAATTCTTGACGAAACGAATAAGTAGACATAGATTTCTTTGCAATTTCTATTTCTTCTGGGTCTAACAGAGGGTTATCGTAGCTTGTAAAGTGCCAACCCTCGTATGTTTCATCATCACCTAGCTCTGCGTACTTATATAACTCATAGAAATGATTTCTTCCCATTGGAGTACCAATGAATAGTGTCTCACCCTTGTTATCTGCTAGAGCTGGACGTAAAATCTGTTCAAATACAGTAGGCTTCATGTCAGCATACTCATCAAGAACTAAAAATTTTAGACTAACACCCCTCATTGTCTCAGGCCTGTCTGCACCTTTTAGAGATATAACAGCACCGTTAACTAAAGTTATCTGTAAGTTGTTTATATGTGCAGATTTGATAACAGGACTTCCTAGTTCTAGCAAAGTCTGCCACATAATATCTCTGGCCTGACCCTGTGTAGGAGCAAC